AACATTTTGAATTCGTCATCAAGATGTTGTATAATTTGTCTTTGCAAACGCTCACAGTATTGATTAAATCTGTACTCCTGGATAAGTGCTGTGCCTACCCGTCCATCGTTCATTGGCTGTGAACTTTCATCAGGGCCAGTTGGCAAATAACTGCTCGGTACCCTCAACCCACGAGCAAGTTTGTTGTTGAAGTATTTGAGATCGTCAATTTGTCCTAAATTCTCACCTCCTGGTAATGTTTCTACTTTTGATCCTCTACCTTCTGCTGTGGTTGGGAAGAAATAGTCTTCGTTGATGCTTAATGGATTGTATGTGGCATCAAGCACGTTTTGTGTACCACCTGTTTGGCTAGGAATACGCCTTTGGTGTACTTCATTTTTAACACGCTCCACAAATTGCATAGCAAGGTGACTAGGCATGTTACCAACATCAATGTAGAACACACGTCTTTCTGGAGCACGTTGTATCCTGTAGATTAACACAGCATCTTCAAGCAATTCTTTTTGCTTGAAAACTTTGAATACCATTTCAAGTATGCTTTGTCCAAATGGCCAATAGTAATCAAGCCCTTCACTGAGGCTTAGATGCACAACATGTTCAGCATCGATCACAGTTTCGTTGATACCGTGAGCAAATCTGCTTTGTCCACCAGAATCTGGTGCATTAGGTGTCGTGTAGTTAAATGGTGTAATGCCACCACCGCCTGGTGGGTTGGTGTTGTAGTCGCTGGTAGTTTTAGCGGCTACCGTTAAATTCTGGAAGTTAGGATTGATGTCTTGGATAACATACTGTTCAGGACGTTTGCCTTCGTTTTCATTAACAATTACCCTGCGTACTTTTGTCATATCGACCCAGTACAATTCAAATGTTTCTGGATCTCTTACAAAAATTTGATCGCCATACTTGAGCGTGTTTCTAAACAGTTTGAAAATACGCTTGTCAAGTTCGTTGAGCTTGACCCATTGCTGAAGTTGTTTTCTAATAATTTCAACTTCGTGATCAGTTGGGTTAGAAGTGTAATTAACTTCAAAAGGTGTATCGTTATTGCTTACTTGGGTACTAAACTCTGCTATAATATCCAAACACGCATTGACTTCGCTATCACAATCCATATTTTCATATTGATTATAACGTTCAACACGGTTAGGATGTCCTGAGTACACTTCTGGCAAATGGCTTTGATAGTTTTTAAAACCAAAGTCACCTCCACCTGATCCGTAGTTCGCACCGCGAGATGCTCCGCCCGAAATAGGACTCATCACACCTGATGTGTCTGCAACTTTAAAATATTTTTTCCAACCTGCCATAGAACTATTTACCGTTATGCATTAGCTGATTGCAATATCTGTTTACTGCTGTCAGCATTGCTCTTAGTGTTGGTTACAATGTTTTCAAGGGCACTGGCAGAACGTTGCAGTATATCAACAACTGTACGATCTGCGCCACCAAACATGCTGTTGTTATTTGCAGTGCCTGTTGTACCGGTTCTAGCACCACTAAGTGCAACTTCTTCTGGTAAACTGGTACGGTAAGAACTTTGAGGTCCGGCTACTTGAGCGGTAGATCCAGCTAATGATCGTAATGCTGTGCCAAGTCCAGATATATCTGTGCCACTCGGTGTAATGGATTGCATCATAGCGTCACGGCTATCGCCAAGTTGTCGAATTAGATCAGATAATTTTTGACTATTGCGGTTACTAACCACCATGCCTGGTGTGTCAGGAATAAAAAATTCCGGACCATCTTCGCCAACCAAGTACAGTTTGTTGCCTAGTACTGGGCCGCCAAACTGTCTCGTAACTGGGTTTACAGGGGGACCAAACTGACCGCCAGGTCCAAACGGATCTGGTAAAGTTCCAGGGCGGGTTGGATCGTAAGTAGGCGATCCAGGCACGTTTGGTGCTACAGTGCCGTTTGGAAGAATTCTTGGTGATCCTCCCCCGGTGTTTCGTGGAGGTCCTCCTCCTTGGTTACCGCCTCCTAAGTATTCATTTAGCTTGATCATGGCATCTCGCATTGTATCAGTTACTGATACAAGAACATTAGCAAAATTTGGAAGGTAGGTTCGCACAATTTTATCAAGCTCTCGTGCAAACTGTTGTAGATTGATTTGCGCTTGTATGATAGCTCTTGTTTGTTGATCTGATCCCTGCATCTGCTTACGTTGCGAGTCGAGTAAAGAGTTAAATTGTTCTCTTGTTTGTGGTAGTTGCGCATCTGCTAGGTTGAATACGCTCAAAGCCAACTGATCAAATGGTGTATTCAACTTCAATAAATTGGCATTCATGATTTGCGAGACATCTTGGCTGGCTTGTTGGAAGTTGCGTATTGCATCATATGCATCTTGTCCGCCATAAATGCCGTTGATCAGCTGAACTGCCCTGTCGCCAAACACAGCAAAGAAGTTTTGTGCGGCAGGTGTGCCAGCATTAACCAGTGCATCTTGCACACCTTCTTGTAATTCTCTACCGCCAATCTGGCCCAATGCCTGTGTGGTCATTCTTATATTGCGAAGTAGCTCACCTTGTCCTTGCTGTTCCAGCTGACGAGTTAAGGCACGGAACCTTATGTCGCTTTGTTGTGCTTCAACACTGCGTTGTAGTTCTTGCCTACTAGCACCTGTGAGCTTTGCTAGTGTGTCTAATTCTGTAGCATAGCGCAGTGCGCCTTCGGCTAGCATGTTATAGTCTCGAGTTTGGTTGCGTCCAATTCGAGTTTGTACTGCTAGGAAATCAGCAAAAAATTCTGCTTGTTGTTGAAAACCTATACCCAACGAAAGGAAACTGCTTTCAAGCGGTCCGGCTGCCTGCCTTATACCTGCTATTGCCCTAGCACCTTCTACTGTGCTTCCGGTTGCAAATGCTAGTTCTCTGGCATTGTCTGCAATAGCACTGCTGAATTGCGTTAAACTTAAACCTGCGGCAGTGGCTTGCTGTTGCAATCCAGTCATACCTTGAGCGCCAATAGCACCTACCTGTCCTAAACGTTGGAAAGAATTAACAGTTTCTTGTACCTCTGCGGTGAACGTGCGACCGACACCCGAAAGTGCTCCGGCTAATCCGTCTCCAAGAATTGGTATCGCTCTAAAAGCATTTGCTGTGGCATCAATTAAAGGATTAAGAGATTCAAAACTTTCTCTGTTTTGTCTTGCCGCTCCTGCAGTGGCTGCCGCGGCAACTCCAAGATCTTTTGCAAATCCAAGTGCGGCTGACTTCATCGGATTGGCTTGTGTCCACTCAGCCCATGCACGATTAGCACGTTGATACCAGTTTAGATTCTGATTCTGTAATTGATTAAGTCGTGCAATAATGTCAGCCTGCTGTAGATTGCCGCTGGCTAAATCACGTAGTGCTCGCTCAAGGTAATCGACGGCTTCTTGCACGTCATTAATATCTGCCATTCTCTGCGCCTATATAAGTATTACACAATATTTATGGTAGGAATATAGCCCATGACAAACACTAGCAATAACCCATTGCAAAAATACTTTAGGCAACCTGCGATATACCTTAGACTACCAAGTCAAGGACAGTATTATCCAGATGGTGCGTTGAATATGCCGGTAAACCAAGAGTTACCAGTGTATCCAATGACTGCACTCGACGAAATCACATACCGTACAGCAGACGGATTGTTCAATGGTAGCTCGGTGGTTGATGTAATCAAAAGCTGTGTACCAAACATAGTAGACCCTTGGCAAATGCCCAGCGTTGATCTTGACACAGTATTAATTGCCATCCGCATTGCCAGCTATGGGCATGAAATGGAATTCAACACCAAGTGTCCTGAATGTGAAAGTGAAAATGATTTTGCACTAGATCTGCGCACGGTACTAGAAAAAATAAGCATGCCAAACTACCAAGAAACACTTAACATTGGCGACCTTGTTATATATTTTAAGCCTTTGACCTATTTTGAAGCAAATCAAAACAGCATGGATCAATTTGAAGATACAAAAATATTGCAGACCATTCCCGATGCTGACATGCCCGAACAACAAAAGTTAGACATACTGCACGGTGCGCTGATCAAACTTGGCGAAATGACAGTTAAAGCACTCACACAGTGTATTAGTTTGATCAAAGCAGGTGACGATGTGGTTACCGACAAAGAGCATATCAGTGACTTTATTCGCAACGCAGACAAAAAAGTATACGATGCAATACGGGCAAGGGTTGAAAAATATCGCGACGCTAGTACCCTTCAACCTGTGCAAGCACAATGCGAACAATGTGAAAAAACCTACACTACACCGTTCACAATGGATGTGGCAAATTTTTTCGGTTCAGGCTCCTGACCTCTAGTCCTGATGAGATTGGACTGCTAATTAATAAGCAAGATAAACAGATTGAACAAATCAAGAACGATTTGATTCAAATGTGTTGGTACATGAGAGGCGGAATACAGTACAATGATCTTGCTCAAATGAGCTTTCAGGAGCGTGAAATTATCTCCGCCATTATCAAAGAGCACATGGAAACCACAGAAAAGACAGGATTGCCGTTTTACTAATGAAACTAGAAGATGTACAAGCAGACATTGCAAACTGGATTGAAAACTTTTTAGAAGTTGGGCATCCAAATTTAGGCGGACGCAGTCCTTGCCCTTTTGCTAGAAGTGCAAGGGTCAAAGACAGTTACGAAGTCAAACTGGGCACAGAAGCCTACGGCGACATGATGGACATTGGGCGACACGGACTTGGAAACAAAGAAGTATTAATCTATGCTTATCCACGTGAGTTTTACACTCCTGCAGAATTTCAACAGTTGATCGAAGAGGTGAATCTTGGCTTCCTTATTCCTGTTGATCTTATTGCACTCGACGATCATCCAGACGATCCTGAAATAGTCAATGAAGTACAGTTTAATCAAGGCAAATACACACTAGCATTGGTACAAAGTTTAAGTGACTTAAACGCTAGAAGCAAAGCAATGGCTGAGCAGGGCTTTTACGATGACTGGCCAGACGAATACCTAGATGACCTATTCAAGCACAGGGAAGATCCACGACGTGAAATACGCAAGGATTGATCTAGCAAAAACAAATTATAGTATTATGCAAAATTGGGAACTGCTACGCTTCCCAGATGAAGGTGTGCTTGAAAACATATACAACACCTACTGTGTTTACAAAAAGTTTAAAAGTGTTATGCCTATCTTTCCTGAAGAGTATACAGATAGCAAAGCCGATGTACTAGGCTATTTTCACAATAACAAAATAGTTGCATTCAGTCTTATGCACAAATACAACGACAAAAATGTAGAAGCACTACAGTTTGCTTGGGACTATGCCAACCCAGAACT